CTTTTGGTGTCATAATATTGGTTTTGCCAAAATTAGTTCATTTCCCCCAAAATTTCATCAATAGGAGCATCTTGTCTTAAATCCGCTAAAATAGAATTTAAAGGTTCATTAGGTTCGGTAGGCACTATTGGTTCAGGCACAGGTGGAACATAATCCCCTATGATTGTAAGATTAAGTTGGTCGCTAGATGCTGCCCAATTCCACGCATACTCATCATCATTACCCCAAGCAGTGTAAGCATCACCACTCATTGTTAAGTTGCCTTGTGCTACATTAGCTAAATCACTATCTAATAACGAGTAGTAAAACGATGCAGATGAACCTAGCACCCCACCGATTACATACATATTAAAGATAGTTGCCGTTACTGATTTTCCGTTTATCCAACTTTGGATAGGAGAAATTTGTTTCATTTTATTTTATTTTATATTAAGTTACTTCATAAGAAAAAGAACCTCTGTAAACATAAGTTCCAGATGTTGCTGGTGAATAAAAAGATATTACTATGTTAGTGCCACCACCATACGCAGCTAATACAGGAATATAACCACTGCTAACATCTCCTACTCCACTACCAACTCCTACAAAAGAAGTAAATGTACTAGGAATTGGAAGTGAAATATAACATTCAGTTTTTGAAAGTACCGCAGTAGCATTAACATTTATATCAAAAAAAACTGTTACAATATTAGCAATTCTGCTGAAAGTACAAATATTACCACTACCGCTTGTATAGTTTAGTACTCCTGTTAATGTTGGAGAATATGTACTAGCTTTAACATTATCCGCAACTCCATTAATTCCCAAAGTTGAACTAAATGTAGCTGCTCCTGTGGGACTAAAATATAATTTATTAGAAAAAGTGCTACCTGTTTGTGTTGTGGTTTGAGCAATAGCAAAATCACCATATAAAAGTAAATCACTTGCTAATCTCCAAGTTCTTGAATCAACTTGTGCAGCATATAAAAATTGAATTGAACCACTACTTCCTGCATTACTTTTTGTTGAAATAGTAGTACTAGCTGCAAAACTTACTGCTTCAAGACTACTAGAGAATGTAGCTGCTCCTGTGGATGTAAAGTTTAATACTGTTGTTGAAGTAGTATTATTATATAATCTAAAATTACCTGAATAGTTTTGTAAAGAATATTGATAATTACTATTTGCAGTATCAAAAAATTGTACTTGAACATTTGAATTATATACACCTACATTGCCACCTGTTGTTCTTAAATCACCACTAAACCTTCCTGTACCATTAACATCTAGCTTGTAGCCTGAATCGGAAGCAGGAGTTGTGCCAATGTTTACATTACCTGTTGAACTCCAAATACGCATATATTCGCTTACGCTAGTTCCTTGATTGCCTGAATAAACAAAAGTTAAAGGAGCATTACCAAAATATATTTGATTACGAATATCATTAACATTATAAAATCCTATTTGTAATCCTAATTGATATGCTTGAGTTCCTGTTTGACTTCCTGTTGTTGGGCTTATATCACTTGAAAGCATTATTCCTGATTCTCCACCTTGTATTTGAAGTCTTGCTGATACTGAACCTCCAATTGCTCCTACTGCACTTGGTGTATAAGTTGTACCATTTAAAATAGTTAATTTACCTGCAGGGCTATCAGTTCCTATACCTACATTGCCTCCACTTGTAATACGCACCCTTTCCGTTCCAGATGTTTCAAACATCATATCATTTGCGATATCCGTTCCTATACTAAATAGGTTTGGTCTTGCTGCGTGTGTTGCTCCAAAGTATTGTATTCTTGCTCCTGTAGAAGATGCGTTATTACCAAACCATAATCTTGCAGCTCCTGTTGTAGAAGTATTTTCTATATTTAATACAACATTACCCGCTGCTACTGATTTTGATAAGGTTAAATCGTAAGTAGGGCTATTTGTTCCTATTCCTAATCTATTATTAGTATCATCCCAAAAGAAGTTTGCATTGTCTTGAGCAATAGTTGTTCCATTGCTAAATAACACCGAGCCACTTGTTAAAGATGGTAGGTTATATTTATTGTTGAATGTACTCCAATCCGCACTTGATAAAGCACCACGATTTGTTGCACTTGCAGTTGGTACATTTAAAGTAATTACAGGAGTTGTTGTACTTGTTGCAACTGTTGAACTTAAATCCGTTCCACTTGTTCCTATTGTTAAAGCAGCTACGCTTGTAACTGTTCCCCCTGTTAAATCACTTGTTAAAGCAATAGTACCATTTGCGTTAGGTAAGGTATAAGTTCTAGCAGTATTATTTGTTAATGAACCTAATTCAAAACTTGCTTGTTTATAATTTGTACCATCAACATCCGAAATAAATGTATATTTTGTTGAATTTGCATTTATACTATTATAGCCTACAACATTACCAAGATAGGTTGTACCTTGTTTAAGGATTAAATAACCACTTAAAGTTCCACTCCCACGAGCAGTATATCCTACTGAATCTACCCCTGATGCGGTTAAAAGATAAGCACCTAAATCTACTGAAGCAGTTGCTCCTGTATATGGAACAAGACCTGTAATTGAAGGTATGTCGCTAGTTAAAGCTAAAGTTCCTGTTGCATTAGGGAAAGTAAAAGTATATCCTGTTGCAGATGGTAAAGTAAATGAATTACTAATACCACCACCACTTGTAAACTTTAATCCATTAGTTAATCCACCTAAATTCATATATCCTGCTAAAGAGTTGCTTGAAGCATTTTGTAAGAATATTCCACCATTATTTTTACTAGCATCCGAGAAAGTCTTTGTACCACCTATTGTTTCATTGCCTGTATTATGAACTACTGCTGAATCTAAAGCGTATGTGCTTGAATCAACTGTGCCATCAGCCTTTAAGAACTGACTTGATGTGCCACCACTCTTTACTAAAGTAGTTGCGTTTAATGTACCTATTATCGTTGCTGCGTTTCCGCTTCCACTTGTCTTGTTTATGTATAATCCTTCGCCATTACCACCTTTAGTAATATTCAAAGCAATTCCGCTACCGCTTGAATGATTGATAGCAAATGTATCACTACCACCATTTGATGCAAAAGAACCTGTTGCACCTGTAATAACATCAGCAGTCAAATTAAATGTACCTAAATCAACATTTGTAGTTGCACCTGTGTAGGGAACATAGCCTGTTAAGGCTGAACCATAGTTAGGAATATTTAATGTTGCACCTACTAAAGTACTAACTCCTGAACTTCCTGTGGTAGTTAAAGTTATAGCGTTCTGCTTATTATTAAAAATTGTGAAATCTGCTGAAGCTAAATATCCGTTTACTGAAGTTGTTGCAGCAGGTATTGAGATTGTTCCACTTGTATTAACTAAAGGAGAACTAAAAGTTAAAGCCGATTGCTTTGCATTGAATATCGCAAAGTCAGTAGCTAATAAATACCCATCAACCGAACCTGTAGCAGCAGCCATTGAAATAGCAGGAGTTGTTCCCCCACTACTTACAACAGGTGCAGTTCCGCTTACCGCAGTTACATAACCTGTTAATATCGGGAAGGTTGTCAAGTTTCCTGCTCCGTTTACATACTGTAAATTAGTGCCGTTGAAACCTATGTTAATTGTTCCGCTTGTAGTAATTGGTGAGCCTGTGATGTTTAAACTATCTCCGCTTTCGGTAATCGCTACACTAGTAACTGTTCCTGTTGCACCTGAAGCCCTTTGCCAAATAGAACCGCTATAAATAACTTGGTCGCCTACAAAGAAAGCTATCGCACCAGCACCGAAGTTTACTGTACCTGCCACATTACATAAGTAAACATCCCCTTGATTTCCTGTACCATTTACAAGGGTTGGTGTGTTAGTCGCAGCATTCCAAGTACCCTTGTACTCCATTACAGAGTTAGGTAACTGAGCAACTAATATCTTACCATTTACATCAAGCTTAGGAACTCCCCCAGCTACATCAAAAGCCAATGAGCTTACCACCCCTGTAGTACCTACTAAAACACCTGTAAGACTTTTAACCTTTGTTTCCCCTGTTATTTGTATTTGACTGCTCATCTATATTAAGTTAATTTATTATGCGAAAATAGCCCTTATAAACTCATCTGATTCAAGTGGCCTTGCAGTTGCAAAGGTAATAACTCCTGTGGCACTATTAAAGCTAACATTCTCATCCGTTGGTACACCGCTTGTAGCTATCGTTCTAACCTCTACACCACCTCTTGTAACTGATATACAAGTAGATCCGATTGCAGCTAAGAATGTAACACTTGTTTCACCACCTGCTGCCGTATAAGAATAACTATTCATTGATGATACTGTTACTGATGTACCTCCACTTATAACTTGAGTTCCTGTTATTGAATAAGCACCTGTTCCTTGTAGGTTAGCTGAATAAGATGAAGCGTTCTCCATTGGGCCATTAATGTCTAAAGAGATTATGTTACAAGTTCCTGCAATAACAGAATAGCCATAAGTATCAGTTCCGTCAGCATTGTCGTTATCTATTGAGAATCTAACCTCTATTGACTGCTTGTTTTGAAGCTTACTCAATAAAGACAAATAAGAATAACCTGACAAGGCAATTAAGCCATCTACACTTACATCCCAATTTACTTGAGAACCTATGTACTCTTTATAAGAGCCTGTTGCTAAAGTGGTAATTTCTACTTGATCCACAGAAGTATTAAAAGTACAATTAGTTGAAGCTCCAAACGGAGTTCCTAATGGTATAGTCGTAGTTACTTGAGCTACATTACTTGATTGCGTATAAAGGGTAATTTGGTTGGTAGTTGTACCTGCGTAAATAACCTTAATTAGAAGCCTATCTGTGGCACTTATAGTCGTTTGAGTGACTGTCATTGTCGTAGTATATAAGGTCTTTGGTAGGGCCGTAAGAGTGGTTGCTGCCGATGTAAACAATAAGGTCGCAACACTACCGTTATATTTATATAATTCATACTGAACTTGAGCACCTGCAAAGGCAGTTAAAATAGAATAGTAAGCACTAAAAGTCCAAGTACCTGCTGGTATGGTTGTAACACCAGGATCAAGAGCATCCGTAATAAACGAAGCTATTGTACCTGCTCCTGTTTTATTAAAGTCAACCGAAGTACCTGCCACTTGGCTTCTGCTTAATTCCTTACACACAATACTATCAAAAGTGCCTTGTGCAGTACCTCCATTAAAGTAATAGATAGCGTTGCTATCATATTCATATAAAACTATATTCGTTCCATTAATCGCAGATGCCATTGTATAATTATTTTAATTTTAATATTAGAGGGTTTTGTACGAAAGGATAATCAGTTCCGTTAAAATTAATCTTATTTAATTTAGATGTCTGAACCGCACCTTTTACATCCCATCTAAAATATTTTAAAAGGTAGTTGTATATGTTACTACCAGTTCCTGTAAAGTCGTATTGGAACTTTTGATTAATCCAATATCCTTTTGTTTTAAAATA